TATCTAAGTTTTATCTGATATTACCCTTCATTATTAAGCATATTATACTTGCCTGGATTATTGCCAAAGTGTTGGTATAGTGCATACAATGGTCTGGATAATTTAACTCCTTATAGATAATACGCGCTGTCTATACTTATATAGTTAGATTAATAAACTTATAATTCTTATCCGTACTGCTAGTCGAAATCTTATACAGATCCTATAAAAACAAAAGATTAAGTATATTTAAGATTAAAATTTTTTTTCATAAGTTTTTGTGTAGTTTCTATTTATTACTGAGTTTTTTAAATATCCTCTATAAGTTTTTCTTCTTGACCTTATTTAATTTTTCTATAATAAGTTGTCATTTAATCTATAAGTGTGCACTAATACTTATCCATCGATTCTCTATACATATGTTTCTACTCTTTCATACCCTATACTATCATAAGTAGAAAAGTAATTCTAGGTCTAAATACTGCGTAAGTGTGTTGTTTGAATATGTCTCTTTATTGTTACATGTATAAGAGAGCTGCTTCTTATTCTATCTTTAGATTCTTAGGGTCTATACCAGCTCTATTAATAGGAGCATTAATTATGTATTATGGTACAGGATCGTTTTAAAATAACTATATTAAATTACCTCTATTAACAGGTCTAACGTGCTACACTTATGCTGGATGTATTTATTAATGTTACGGTATTACGTTCGGCATCTACTACGGAGCTTATACTGGATTATTTTAGTTTAATTATTAATTTTAAAGATTGTTAGGTTATACATTTTAATTATTAGGATTGATCTGTTGGTTGTTTAAATTATTTTAAGGAATTTATTAATTATTAGGTTATACGTTCTAATTATTGTTCTATTGATTACCGAGTTATATAGCAATATCTACATTTCTAAAATTAACTTATACTCTAGGATGCTACATTCTATTTTATATAATTGCTTGTTAGTTTCTCATCACTTATTACCATTAGGCCATTCTTTCTTCCCTTTCTTCTAATTATTCATCGTTCAATCTATTCAACTAATTTTGATCTAATTATGGTAACTCATCTACTGGACCTGCTACTAATGGTACTTAGACATTTGGTACTGCAGGTAAATTCTATTATCTTATAAAATCTGCATATTAATTAACTACACCCAATTATTGTGCAATAATAGCTAATCTTTATTACATTTCGGCATATAACATGCTTTAATCCATAGCATCTTTTGTTAAATCTTCTTATGCTTTATTTAATTACTCTATAGCCTCTGTAACATTGGTATCTGTAGTTTAATTATATACCTATTTAATATAATTAATTAATGCTGGTAAATCATAGAAGTCGCTATTATTCTGAGTTTAAATCATAGTAAGTTACTCTCTATATTATCTTAATTAGTCCTTATATATGCTGAGTATATCTTATAGTTTATCTTTAACTTCGTCATATAATTACTTTGATTTAGCTTTATAGTCATTAAAGTTCTGTATAAGTGTTTTGTTAATGTCTATTATATAAAATGGTATGTTGTTTTGTATATAATTCTTATCTACATCCAACAAATTCATGCGAATAGATATATACATTAAAAATTCTCTTAAGGCTGGGTTAAATTACTATAAATAAACACGTGGATGCGTTGAGTATTTACTGCCTATATCTATAGTGACGTAATATAAAGCTTGTTATATGAAAAGTTCTTTGGTTGTTATTTCTACTAAATTAGCTACTATATAAAACAATTAAGATATAAATACATCTGTAGCATTTCTCTCTGCTTAATGAGCTGTCTGACAACCCTATTAATTTCTGGCTGAGTTTACATAAATACCACAACTATTTAAGTATGAAATAAACTCTTAACTAAAACTACCTAACCAATTAGTTTATACTGGAACATAATGGCGATTATCAACATATTCAAATTATGGTAGAGAAAATTTTGGTAATTATTCTAGTTCTTACTTCTCATTTTATGTTTAATAAAGAGTCCTTTAGTCAAAAAATAATTTCTTATGTAACGCATCACTATATAAATTATCTGCATCTAGCAAGTTAGTTCTAAACTACTCATTGTTAGAGTTACAATAAATTTAATCGCTAAACTATTCCATGTCTTTCTAAAATCCTATAGCAGGATAATATCTCTTAAGGAAAGTAAATATCTAATAAAAGTTATGCCAAAATGCTAGTCTCCTTGTTTTTGCTAAAGATAATATTATCAAAACATTAATAAATAAAAATATGACTGACATTAACTACATAGGTGAGCTGTACTGTATAGAAACGTGTACTTTATTTAATTATTTAAATTTCGTTGTGTTTGCGCTAGTAACAAAAATAGTTCTAATCGATTCTATAAACTCATCAACTAAGTACATATATTCTACTTTTATTCTATTAACGTAAGTATAATCACCTTTCAGCATCTAACTAAATATATACATGTTTATGAATACGACATTTTGTGTTTTAATAATCAGTGGATTTTTAATCAAATAATAAAACATGTTACTAATCTATGCTTATACATAGGGATTCTCTAAATTAAGTATTAAAACTTTTTACTCCATAATAAAATTAAAATTATTTATTAGTACTATTATTGTATGGAATATATAATTAAACTAATCTATATACTACTCTTGTATATTCCACCTAAAGATTTTTTATACAGCTTAAAATATACGAGGGTCTGTGGTGTATTAGTTAAGTAATGACATGGTACTATATGTATTAAGTTAACTATGCATAAATTGTAGCATGAATTATAAATATCCGTAGTATTATATCAACTTATATTTACTTAGTCTAACCAATAACATAAATATTATTATTTAGACAACAAACATCGTATAATATATAGTAATGTTATGTAAATAGTCTATAGATACTAATCCTTGTTCTGTATAAGATCTAAATCTCATGTACGTCATCCCGACTTATACCTCTTTATAATAAAAATGTGTACTGTTAAAAGCATATTAATTAAAAGTTTATTGAATCTCATCGGTTAGTAAATAACATAATTTTGGTTTAAATAGTAAATAGTAAATGTTTTAAAATATATATTTTGTAATTGGTGAGATTACTACCGATGCTCCGATGTGCCTAGCTGCTAGTTTTAAATTGTATTATTACTTAAATGTCCATAATGCTAACAATAAAAGCATAAAACCGTTACAAGGTAACATGATCCCCCAAACTTCTACCCATTTTATAGTGAGCCATAGATCTATAATCTCGTCTAATATCTTAGTAAAGTCTATTTCTAAATTAATTGTTTGTTATCTATATTGGCTTTCTTAATAATATGTATAATATTTATAAGCTATGTATTTATCATATTTATGTATGTATTTTAAGATCATATAAAACCTATCTAGTTTATGTCTCCTAAATTAATCCATGTCAGATATTAAACCACACTATTACTCAAATTGATGCCAGTTCTTATGCCTTACTTTTATATCGAAATAAGTCATTTCTGTGTCTATACTTCTAATAATAATGTTTTCTATTGTAGGAAATTTGTATGTTTTGAATTTAACAACACTTGCTATCTTCATAAATATATGTATTTATTTTTATCTCTTATTATATCGTTGTCTCATATCATATTATTTTTTAGTAATGTTATAATAATATCTGTAATATTAATTTATAAGTCTTTATTTGTATTTATTTTTTATATACATAGCCCACTTAAAGTACGTGTTATTGTTTAAATACGTATGAACTTCTCTATCTATTTTATTATACTAATTGCGGATCTCGTAATATTGCTGCTAAATGTTTTATGTTATGTTGTATTTGTTGTCATAATACTCATAATTTTATTTAAAACCCTTAATTTTTTCTTGCATCTTATTGGTAATATCGTACTTATTGTCCATTATTCGTATTGCATCGTTAATGTACTGGTATATATTTGTTATTTATTTAATGTAGTGATTAGCATAATCTTCTATTTTATAATATAACTTGGTATTCATCACTATATTTTATAAGCTAAGATCTTTAAATTGTACTTTATTATCATATTAAGCATATTTGTTTAAAATATTTATTTTTTTTTCTAATGACTTAATATACGTTTACATATCTTCAAAGTACTAAGTAATGGGTTATGATTA